CACCACCGGCTTTTGCCCACCGGGTAGGAGAGGATGCTGCGAACTGGTATTGCCAGATAAGCAGAAAAGACCCTCGACTATCATTGATAGTCGAGAAGACTTGTGTCATCACATGACGAGACCAGGGACATTGAGTCCAATTCAGTTTGGGCCAAGACATCCCGCATCTCGTCTCGCTGGGGTAAAACTCGGCTCTCCATCTCGATAAGGCTCATTGAGCCTGCGAGATGGGTAACCGGTATGGTGAAGGACGGAATGACTCCCATTGGGAGAAGACCGTCCAGATCCGTGCGTCTAACGTAGAGCCTTCTAATCGCAGCCCATGGCTGCATTAGTGCCACCTGCGCCACTGGGGCAGGCACCAGCTCCGCGTTATGAGCAACATGGATCCGGCGTTGCGCGCGCGCAACTGATCTCATACGACCTTCGTAGGACTTCTGGACCTCATTGAGGACCGACGGACCATTGAATGCTTTCGCGATTACGGCGACTTTCTTCTCAGTGAGATCGAACTTCTCGTAATCGACAAAATCCTGGAGAATCTTGCTTTGAAGTGACGTCCTTGACACATCTTCGAAGCGTTCCAGGTCCTCCGCCGCAGCGTCTGCCTCGACCTCGGCTTGCGTGTACACACGCACCCTGAGTTCTTGCAGACGCTTAAGCGATTTATCGGAATCGTCAAGGATCACTCCGCGCAATTTGCGCGAGTCTCCCGAGCCGTTCGCCATGCGAACGGCGACGTTGTCCGAATTAACGATGCAGTAGCGCAGATAGTCTGGCAATACCAGTTCGATTCCGGGAAGGGTCAATAACCCTCTCCCGCCGAATGCCTGCGGTACATAACTTCGAGCATCTTTCAGATACTCTGTCGGGAACCACCGACCGAGCCCCAGTTTCTGGAGGAGTATCAGGTTGATGTTGAAGTTGATATCCCAGCCAGCCCAGCTCATGGCCTCAGTGAGAGCCTTTGCTTTGCCTGGAAAGGGATTCGTTTCCTCGAACACAGCGCTGCCCACCTTCCGACGATCGGAGAGGAGCCGCAGCCACACGTGATCGAGTTTGTACTTCGGTTTATCTGCCATCCGGCCTTGCCGGGCGAGCTTAGACAGGCTACGTAATGCGTACCGAGGTCCTGGCTCAGGCTTGATAATGAAGTCCTGACAATAGTGTGCTCCGTAACGCGAAACACAGTATTTGTCCCAGGAGATTTCACCTGACCAGAACTGCAGAATCTGCGGTATCTGTTTCAGGTAATCAATTCTCCCTATACCGATGTGATCGTCTCCCGCGCACGCGTACTGATGCAGTACACGTCGCGACCTACGGTAATCGGTTATCGAAGGGTTCAGTGTTGTAACGGACGCGCGCGCCGCGCGCTCCGCCGCAATGCTAAGTAGCGACAGGACCATCTTGGTGAGGGGTTCCCCCATCAGGATTGCCCTGTTCGTTACGAATCCTCGATAAGAAATTCCGCTATGGGAAACCGACATTGTCGGACCAGAGCGGTAACGCTTATAAATGCCCTGGTTCCTGACTCCACCCTTGAGGTTGAAACAGGAAGGCTTCTCGATCAGTAATCGAGGGGAACAGACCAGGTCAATTGCGTTATCAAGGTATCCAGTCGCCGGGTGTTCATCGAACCGTCCGGCGAGGAACGCCTTCATGGCTCGGGCAGCGATATCGTGTTCTAACCAGTCGGTAGCCGCGGTTAGATCTGACGTAGAGATTGCTTCAACCTCACGCCAGGAACTAGCATGTCGTCCAAAGGACGCCTCAAAGTTCCACGCATGGTCCGAGCCTTTCAAGCCAGTTCTGCATCCCGGAATCGATAACATCGTTTCCTTGATGAGGTGACTGGCGGGTGAAAGGTACAGGTTGATCCAAATCAATGATTTGGTTGCAATCCGAGCCTTAACACCGGGTTCAGAGATTGGTACCGGATCCACGGGAAGCGGTAGTCGGCCATTGGCCACCCACTCTCTGTACTTGATCTCCGACCACAGGAAAAGCAACATGCCGAATCGGCTGTCGACTCCTGCCCGGAGATCTAAAATCTTGTCTCCGTCAGCGTCTACTAGTGGTAGAGGCTCACGGAAGCTAGACGCCTCAAGGGGCTCAGACAGGTATGCTGCTTGCCAAATTGGCAGATCAATATACCGCTCGGGACAAACTTCGTTGCCAATGGCATCGAAGACCCCGGTCTGCTCCTTACATTTGCGATCAATCCTCAACTCGAGGTTGAGTCGCGCAATCCTA